ATTTCTTCGGAAATTCTTGATACACAAATGGACAGAGGATATTAATAACAATAATAATAAGGGATGATGTAAAAAATCATCCCTTATTCTATTTATATATATAATTTATATTTTATGGCAGGATTTTATGATAGTATATTTGGGGGTTTAGGTAAACTTCAAGGGAAGTTATTTGGTCTTGATCCTGATTTTCTTAAAGAACAAATAAAAGAGATGACAAACTTTACTGGAGCTTTGGTGACATTGGATACCGAATCTGCCAGAATAAGTCAAAGTTTTCTTCTTGGTAGGTCAAGGATTAATGAATTCAAAGGGGTTATTGCAGACACAGCACCACTTGTTAGAAGATTGGGAGGTGATATTGGTGATATTGTTGCTATGGTTGAGCAAACAGGTCAAGCACTTTCAAGGAATGTTGTATTTTCACCTGAAATTTATGAAAAATTATATGCCCTAACTACTTTAATGGATGTAAGTGCTAGTGACCTTACCAAGAACTTTTCAGATGTGGGTATTTCAATTGCTAAAGTTGGTGGGGAGGTTGAAAATTCAATAAGTTACATTAAGAGTGTTGGTATGGATGCAAAAACCATAATGAAAGAGGTTGTTAATAATACTGATTTATTAAATAGATTTAACTTTAAGGAAGGGGTTTTAGGGTTTTCAAAGATGGCAGCAACAGCTGCAATGCTTAAAGTTGATATGTCTTCCATTCAGTCATTTGCTGATAAGGTGTTTAATATTGAGGGTGCTGTTGAAACTGCTTCTACATTTCAAAGATTGGGTGTCTTTATGGGTGATTTGGCGGATCCTTTTTCATTGATGAATAGTTCAGTAAATGGTCCAGAAGGACTTATAAAGAGTATTGCAAAGGCTGGTGAGATGTTCACAGAATTGAATGCTGAAACAGGAAGGATTGAAATAAATCCATCAGCAATGGGTATGTTCAAGGAACTTGGGGATGCCACAGGTTTAGGTGCAGACAAGGTGAAGAAAATGGCAATTGCACTTAGGGAGTTTAATGAAAGGTCATCAGAGATAGATTTTAAGTTTGATATTACAGAAGACCAAAAAATGTTTATTGCTAACTTATCTTATTTGAATGATAAGGGTGAGTATGTAATTAATGTTAAGGATGAAAAGACAGGTGCATCAATTGCACAGAAAGTTTCAGAATTAACAGATAAACAAATGGAGAAATTGCAAGAATTATCTAAGGAAGAACCAAAGACGATGGAAGACCTTGCAAGAGAATCAATGAGTATTACAGATATTATAAAGAATGATGTTCAAGCAATAAAATATAAGATTTTGTTTGGTGCTGTTGGTACACCCGGAATTGCTGAAATGCAAGAGAAAGTAAGAGGGGGGCTTGTTGACCCAACACTTAGCACCGTATATGAATCAATAGATCAAAAAGAGATAAGGTCTTTTATAAAGAATAGCTATACAGATTTAACAGATTTGGTTAAAACCTCAACAAGTTTCACAAGCGGGTTGGAAACAGCTCTAACAAAGTTACCAAGTATGGATGATATCATAGATAAAATTAAGACACGGTTACTTACTGCTGCTAAAAAAGAAGGATTGAGTGATAGTTGGATTGCAACATCACTTGATGATATGAAAGATTTTGGTTCAAAGGTGCTTAATCAAAATGCAAATACGGGTAAAATTGTCCCAACAAATGCTGGTGGCACGGGTGGACCACAATATGGTGATAATAATCAGATTTTGACTAATAAAATAGATAATGGTTTATCAAATTTTAAGAATATGGATTTCAATCTTAAAATAGATGTAATTCATAAAATGATGGATTCATCTGGTGCAGTTAAACCAATGAATCAGATTGATAATTACACTTTAGGGTTAAAAGATAATGCAGTTCTTACACCTTTAGTATTTAAAATTAATGAATAATTATATTTATATATAAAACATAATGAGAAGCCCCTTAGATTTTGGAAATAGTGAGAGTTTTAGGAATTTGTTAATAACAAAAAATCTAGCACCTTACAAAAAAACCCCGCATGGAAAAAGTCCCCCATTTAATTATGAGGTATCTCCTTTTGCAACTATATTAAATGTTGTTGATTCTCCTGATAAACTTATTGATGAGCCAATATTTGCAAAAGGGGCATATGTTTTAAACAAATATGGCGCTTATGGTGGCTATATTCAAACAAGTGATGTAAATGTATTAAATAATAATAATACAAATTATGGTGAATATGGGTTAAAAAATGCTGTTGCATTAAAGATTAATAAACCCATTCTAAAAGATAATTTACTCAAGAATTTTTACACATCACAAGATAATTTAATTGATTCAGCCATTTTTATTGAACAAGATGAAAATTGGTTTGACCCAGAATTACCAAAAAAGGGTATATTATATTATTGGGGTGTAGGGGATAATAGTTTCACACCATCTATGTATACACCTTTTGGCATTCTTACCAATAATGCTGAAACAAAATCTAATTTATCTGCTGATTCCTATATCACAAGATTAGGTGCAGAGGTTTTGACCAAATATTTTATTGAGAGAGTTGGTAGATTATCAATAAAATTTGATAATTCTAAAAAATTTGAGCAAACTATTGCAAGTTTGAATGACCCTTTGGATGTATATAACATTATAACAGGATCAAATCCAATCATTCAACCAAACTGGAGTATAACAAAGCCAAATAATTTACTTGTTGCAGCATCGCAATTGGCCTTGGAACTTGTTGGTGCAGAGTTACCATTTCCAACTATTGTTGGAAGTTACTTTGATGAGTCAATAAGTTTGACAGGTAAAGGGAATAAGGGGTTTCTTGGTGGGTTATTTCAACAAAAGAAGACAGGTTCACAATTATTTTATGATAATATGGGGGCTGGTCAGAGGTCAGTTTTATATAAAAATATAAATAAGAATTTATATAAACCAAATTATGAAAGAAGTGGAATATTAGGTTCTTTTTTGGATTTATTCACAAGCAACAAAGGTGCCTATTATATTGGAAATGACAATTTGGATATTATTGATATTCTTTCACCAGAAGGAGATTTACCAATTGACCAATTTGGAAGACGTATTAGAACAAGTGTTTATAGTTCAACAGAGGTTTCAAAAGTATATGAGGGGGAGACTTTCAACCCCCCAATTGGTTTTAATGGTAAAAGTGATATTGATGGTGGTGGTGTTGAGGGTGGTTTCACATGGGTTTCACCAAAATATAAAAATAATGCAGGTAAAAATGCTGGACAGGGTGGTGAGATTTATGGTGAGAATGGAACAAAGCAAACCACTTTTGACAGTTCAGAATCAACAAATTATAATTTTAGGGCAGGTTCAATATTGGATGACACTCAAAGGATTATAGATTCACAACCAAATGGTGCAAATAGATTAAAGCATGTTGGTAATGCTATGGATCAAGTTAGTAAGGTGTTTAATGATGGATATAAGGAAATAACAAAAGGTTCAAGGGTTAAGACATATAAGTATGAAAACCCTGAAACTTTGGTTGGGGGTTCATTCCAAGAGTATTGTAGATTATTCACAAAGGATTCACCTTATATGACATATGGACGTTTGCAAAAAACAAGTGGTATTACAAATGAAGGGCGAAGATTAAAAGGTTCAGTAATAAATAAGACATATGATTTGAGTATTGCCCCAAAGAAGGGGAATGATTCAAAAAAATATATGTTATCCCTTGAGAATTTGGCATGGAGGACAACAAACAAGTTTTTGGATTTGCCAGAGTGTGAGAAAGGACCAAATGGGGGGAGGATAATGTGGTTTCCACCATATGATTTAAAGGTTACAGATACATCATCATCCAATTGGAATTCAAATGATTTCTTGGGCAGACCTGAACCTGTATTCACATATAAGAGCACATCAAGAACTGGTTCATTGGATTTTTCTATTGTTGTGGATCATCCATCAGTATTGAACCTAATCACAAATAGGGTTTTGGAAAAGGAAAATAATTCAGATAACATTAATGGAATATTGTCATCTTTCTTTGCTGGTTGCCTAAAATATGACATATATGATTTGGCAAAGATATATAATACAATGACATTATCTGAACTTGAGGAAATCCAAAAAATAGTTAAGGAATCACCATCAATCAAGGACCAAGTTAGTTATATCAAAAGAACAGTTATAACAAACAATGACCCAATTAGTTTATCTGATGTGGCTACCCCTCCTGATGAAACAGTCTCAACATTTAACAAGTATATTGAATATGCTTTCTATTTTGATAATGATGTTCCAAACTCAATTGATGCTAATTATATTACTGCTTTTAATTCATATACAGCATCAACATTATATAATCAGGCGCAACAATTAAAAACCTTTATGGATTCTTATGTAAAAGATAATTTTACATACCTTAACCAGTTTATAATTGATTGCAATGATTTTCTTGCACAGAATAACGGAAATTTAATTGAAGTTACTCTTAATTCATCTGCATCAAAACCAGCAAACAATGATTATAATAAATTGTTAAGTGTAAGACGTAGTAGTAGTGTTATAGCATATTTAAAGAATAATATAAAATCACCAAATTTTACAATAAAAACAAATAATCTTGGTGAAGACACAGGTGTTACAGCAAGGTCATCAACTGACCCAACCCAAACAAAGAGAGTTGAAATTTGTAGTGGCTTTACAGGTAATACAATTTATAGTGTAGATGCTATGGCTTGTAGAAGAGTTGCTATAGGGAGCATTACTGCAACAAAGAAAGGGGTAGCACCAAAAATTGAACCAAAGATTGAACCAAATATAACAACAAATGAATCTGAAATTAAAATAACAAAACAAATAACTGAAACTAAACTTACCACAGAAGAACAGAAAGTATATAAGAATGTATCAAAAAGAGTTTTACAAAAACTTTTGACAGAATGTGATTATTTTGAAACAATAGAGGAGACTAATCCTTTTATTTATAATAATTTGAAGGAAAAATTAAAATATTTTAGTCCAGCATTCCATTCTACAACACCAGAAGGGTTAAATGGTAGATTGACATTTCTTCAGCAATGTTTAAGACCAGGAGACACAATACCAACAATAAGAGAAACAAAGGATGGTATTGTAAAGGATTTTAAAGATGCTAGAAATACAGCATTTGGTGTACCCCCGGTTTTGGTATTGAGGGTTGGGGATTTCTTCCATACAAAAATAATACCAGATAATTTGAGCATTAGTTATGACCCATTACATTGGGATATTAACCCTGAAGGTATTGGGTTTCAGCCTATGATTGCAAAGGTTAGTTTGAGTTTCAAGTTTGTTGGGGCTAGTGGTTTGAGTAATGCTGTTGATAAATTACAAAATGCATTATCATTTAATTATTATGCAAATACAGAAGTTTATGATGCTAGGGCAGATAAAACTGATAATAGTTTGGATGATATGGATAAGAAGATATTGGAATTTATTGAAGAGAAGGAGAAGGGTAAGACTGAAAATTTTGATGATGAAAATATTGTTAGTGCATATAAAACAATAGGTGAAATTAACAAGACTGCAACCACATTGAATTATATTACTTTGGCAACAGATTTGATTGAATCTTCTACTGCTTATGTAAATACAATTAATTCTGTGATACAAGAAAGTTCAAAAAGTTATAATATTGAATTTGTTTCTTTGGTTTTAAAATCTTTGAATAATACTGCTGGAATTTATAATGCTGCAACAAATGGTGAATTTTTGTTATTTGGTGTTCCAACAGATTATCAAAAAACAATAGATGACTATACCAGTACAATAAAAAATAATATAAAAAATAATGTTGATGGGTTCATTGAGCAAATAAATGAGGAGTTCAAAACTGAAAAAAGTATTAAGTTTGATGTTTCAAATAATTATCAATTGTATGTTGATAATGAAATGGTTAAGGTAAATGATAACATAAATGTTATAACAAAATCAATTCTGGATGCCCAAGAGAAATTTCAAAAAGTTTTAAGTAATGCTTTATTTATTATTTCCAATCATAGTGGGTTTAATGGATTTGATGGTTATGTTGATAAAAGTGGAAATTTCTTTGTTTATAAATTAATAACTTCTTTGACAGGGATTATGGATATCTTATCTGGTATTGCAGAACGTATCAAAACATATTTCTTACCATACTTAAAGATGAATGTGGATAACCCAAAAGGTGTTTTTACAAATGAGCAAGATAGTTTAATTTATTTGTTATTATATGGCACATTTAAAACTAAAAATGGTTTGGAAAATTTTGAGAAACAAATCCTTTTGAAAACAATAAACCCCGACAAAAATGTGATTACCAATAATGAAAAGATTTCAAAAATATTTAATGTTTATTGGGGAAATAAACTTACAACATATAATAATAAGTATGATGAAGTTACATTAAAATTTCTATCTAATTTAACCAAATATACAAATGATATGCTTGTTAAGTTAAAGGAAATTAAGCCAATTGGAACATCAGGTTATGTAAGTGCATATGAGGTTATTGAATCACCTGATGATGCAACAAAAAATGCATTATTAAGTTTGGGTGGGGGGGATAATTATGATAGCAATAAAAATACATGGAATAAGAATAGTGATGGATTTATTCTAGTTAAAAATAAGTTAATGAGATGAATTTAAAATATTATAATAGATACTCACAATTCACCTTTAATGGTGTTCAACAAGTTGTGCCATTTGTCAAGATGCCAGCCAAGTCAAGTGATAATGTTTTCTTTTATAAGAAAAATGTTAGCAGATTGGATAAGGTTTCCCAACAATATTATCAAACTCCCTTCTTTGGTTGGCTAATTTTGGCAGCAAATCCAGAACATGGTGGCCTTGAAAATAACATATATGATGGAGCCATGCTAAAAATACCCTTCCCATTGGAAACATCTTTATTAGATTATAAAAATGCAGTAGAAAATTATTTCTTTTATTATGGCAAATGAGCAAGGTGATGTACATGTTATATATGATTATCAGAATGTTATATATATAGACCCCAATAAGGTAATTACAAATACTGGAGAAGTTATTGACAGAGCAGTAATACCTGAAGACTTTGTTATGTATGCAAATCTGGAAACAAAGTTAATACCAAGAACAAAACTTTTGGTTGGGGGTGCTATTGATAATAGTATTAGTAATGTTAGTATTGGTTCAATAAACTTCTTGAAGCCAAATACTGGGGATGATTATTTTACATCTGGTTATTATGATGAGATTACAGGTAAGGATTCTTTAACTAAAGATGGGGGTGCAAATCAAAGTAGGTCTAAGCAAGTAAAAGAGAATAATGAAACTTATACATTAGACTATGCTACTAATGTTGCAGATAATACCTTATTTGGTATAAAAAGTATTGCTATTAGGACAAATTCATCTTTTGTGCCAACTGTAACAGTTGTTATGGAGGATGTTCAAGGCAGGGCTTTGTTTAGTCTGGGGAATGATTCACCATATGCTGCATTTTTCAATTTACCATACCCCCCATTTTATTTGACCATCAAAGGGTATTATGGGAAGGCAGTTAGATATGAGTTGGTTTTGTTAAAGTTCAACGCTAGTTATAACACCAATAATGGAGATTATACAGTTACTTTAGATTTTCTTGGATTTAAATATAATGTTTTGTCTGATATAAGTGTTGGTCATTTGATTGCATGTCCAAACATGTATTCAAAGAAGTATAATGTGACTCAAAAAAACCCTTCTAATTTGACACCATCCCAAATAAATAACATTGTCAATCACTTAGATGGGGTAACACAAAGTTCATTGGGGGATGAGAAAGTATTTGAGGTTAATACAGAAATTGGTTATCAAAAAATAATAGAAGTATATAAGGATTATAAATCAAAGGAATTAATTGATGCTAATTTTCCGGAGTTAACACTATCTGAATTGATATATAAACTTGAAATGTTTGAGCAAAATGTGTTGAACTCATTAAATAAAGTTGATGTTCAGAAGTTAACAGATGGAAAGAGGTATAAGAAGTTTCTTACCAATTATTACCAAGAAATACGTGGCAATCTTAGGTCTTGGTTTAACAAATATTTGGATTCAACCCCTATAAGGTTAAATAATACAGATGATGTTATATTTGGGGTTAAGAAAGAACTTATTGATAATATTAAGGATGGTAAATTGTTTCTGGTTGAAAGTGATTTGAAAACCATAATATCAAAATATACTACTGAATTAAATGATAACCCCACCTTTGGGATTTACGGTACATCACCAATTCAAAATAACATAAATTATGATTTGTTTAATGTGGTTAATGCTGATATAGATTGGTGTACAACATACAAATCAAAGAATAAATCAATTCCTATAAGTGAAATTCCAACTTTAACAGAGGACATTTGCCGTAGTAGAATAGAAAAGAATATATTTTACACATATACTTTATCAGGGGAAACAAAAACCACACCAGTTTTTAATGTTACACGGTTTATTGATGAAAGGAATTTGATGGAATCAAAATTCATCAATGAGTTAAATGGTATTGAACAAGCATTATCTCAGGAATTAGCATTAAAGATTGAAAAAAAGGAAACAGGAATTGGTTTTAAGCCAACAATCAAAAATGTGATTGCAGTAATTATGGCAACAACAGAAGGTTTTCTTAGGTTGATGGAGGATGTTCATAATTCTGCTTGGAATGTTAGGAGTGATGTTGATAGAAAAAATGCGGTATTAGGTAGTGATAAGATTTCTGTTGATGATAATAGCAATACCCCAAATGTTGACCAATTTGTTTTTCCTTGGCCAACAGTATTTTATACAAATGATAAGAAAAATGCAAACAAATATGAGTTAATTTATCCTGGTGATCCAACTGTTGTTAATGTTACAAAAGGTTATTACTATGATAAATGGCCTGAAGTTGAATTTGTTGAGGAATATATAAATGGTTATTCCAAACGTTTGGAAGTTCCATCGCCAAGTGATATTCTTGATTCAGATAAGATAATTAGAGATAGTTATGTACCCAACACCATAGAATATCCCTTTACCACCTTACCATATGAACTGACATCAAATGTGAAGTTCTTATATGAACTTTGGGATAGGCTTATTCTATCATCATATAATTCAGGATTTTCAGCCATTTATGAGAAGGATAAAAGAATTGGATTTTTAATTAAGGAAAATGAATTCAAAAACATAAGCAACACATTAAAGACAAATTCCATAATATTCATCCAGCAACTAAAAAACATATTATTTTCAGAAGGGGGATTGGATTATAACAACTACGGTGAACTTTTGCAATCTTTATCAAGCGGTGTTTCAGAGAGGTATAACAAATATTTGGATGGCACACCAAACTCAAAATATATTATTGATATATTAGATGCCCCAAGCAAGATATATGATATAAATGATTTTAAGTTAGCAACAGACAATTTTTCAAACAACTTGAGGGAGGAAACAATCAAGACAATTACAGATGCTATACAGAAAGCCCCAATTGAGGGGGATATAAATTTTACATATCCTTTTACAGATGCAACATGGGTTGATGAGAACTTAATCAATACTTTCCCAAATAAATTTGATACAAAGAATACAATTCTTTTTAATACAAAAAGGAACGTAATAACAAATTTCAACGACTATAACCAAGCTGTAATAAATAGACCATTCAAATTCTTTGCCTCACAAGGAGGGGCAACATATGGGCAGATATTTCAAGAGAATTTTTCATCAAATCAATTGAGAGGATTGATTAACACACCTATCTTCACAAATGCAATTCAACTCGGAGTTAGCAAATGGAGAGCAGGGGAAAAACATCCATATATTGCTTCTGCTTATCTTTTTTTGAACAGCCTACCATTATCACCCCTGACCAACTTTTTTATCACCAGAGGGCAAAGGGAGAAGAATGGGCACGTTTTTGCGGCCTTCATAAAGTATTCTGCTTTGCATAAGTTGCCATATGCTTGGATATTGAAATATGGATCCATTTGGCATAGGTATAAGAATTATGTTAAGACAGGAGATGACTTTTTGGATGATGTGTGGAAAGATTTTGATTACAAGTCAAACTATAATATAGATTCAAATTTCCAATATATTGTAAATGAAAATCAAACTATAAATCTTAAATCTGGCAATAATGTGGATGTTGGATTTTATCCGGTTATGATGAATGATTATAATGCCTTCTTGAATGGCTATGATTTATTTTCTGGGTTTACAAATAATGAATTGATTGCAAATCAAAAGAGGGGTTTAAAGGTGATTAAATCATTTGAATTTCCAAAAAGCGGATTGACTTTTAATTGTTATACAACTTTAGTACCAAAAAATATATATGATAGTTCAATGTTTAGTGATTATTGTGAGGATGTTGACTTTAGTTTAACATCAAAATATTATATTTTACCATCAACAAATAACAATATACCTAATAATAATTTATTTCAAACTAGTTCATATAATTATGATTCTTTGGATGACTTATTGAATGTTGCGCATAATGGTGCAGTTAATGTTACAATGCAAGATACATTTAACTCATTTACATTTAAAGATTTGAAGAAACCATTACCAACAGAATATTTGAATAGCAAGAAAGATATTAATTCATTTTCATTATTAAATTCTGGGGGTGCAGATTATGCCTCAATTGAGGATATGTTTTCTGTTTTTGATTATGATACATTAAATTTATTTGAGAATGAGTTTTTGGATTTTAGCAAATCTATTTATGACATAAATGAGAATAAGGATCAGATAAATTTGGTTGGCTTGGAGTTTGGAAATCCTGTTGCTGCTTATAGGAATTTCCAGTTATTATATAGAAATTTGATGGAAATTCCATCTAATTATCTCAACTTGAATAATTTGGATTTGTATAATAAATCAGCAGAGTATCAAATACAGAACATTAGAGAATTCTTGGATGCATTTTTAAGTTATGATGTTTTGTTTAAGTATGGAAATCCAACACAATATGACAGATATGAATATAATTCATTGATAAGTCATTTGGGGGGAAATTCAACCATTCAAAACCCAAAAAGGTTTAAGGGTTATGTGGCAAATAGTTTGCCAAATAACATATCACTTCAAACATCTGAATTATCAAATGCCCCTGCTTGGGAAACATTAAAGTTACATATTGGATTTTCAACAATTGAATCATTAAAATATAAGAACGGTGGTTCATATATTACAGATTTCTTCATTGACAACAATATCCAATTCACATCAGAGAATATCATTGCACTTGCAAAACCAATAAAGATATATGCAACACAAAAGTTAAAGAACCCAAACATTACAAAACAAGAATTCTTGGTTTTACTAGATAATAACCAAAAAGCCTTGGATACCTTCTTGAAAGATAATGTGAATCAAACTTTATCCTTATTGAAGAGGGAGATAAATAATATTGATATTGTTGAAATCAATCAGATAACATCAGGATTAGATAGTAAGTTTTCAAAATATGATTTATATGAGACATTCAAATCCATAAATGATAAATGGATATCTGGTAGTGATTATACAAGTAGAACGTTATTTGAGGATGTTTTATTTTTGGATAGGGGGAATAGAAACATAGGGGATTTATATTATGTTGATATTTTTGATTTAAAGAAGATTTTTGTTGGGGCAAAAACAAATGTAAAAACACCTGTATTCAACTTTATTGGGGGTATTTTGGTTAAAAATAACTTTAATGTTTTGCCAATGCCATCTTATGTTAATTTTTATGGGGCATTATCTGCGGCAGATAATATTGATGATATTATTCAAAATTCAACAGAAATAGCAAATGATGTTTGGGGCAATTATTCTGATGTTGATTATAGGAAATCAGGACCAAAATTGGTTTGCATGTATTCTGGTAGGGGTTCAACAACTCCATCCGGACCAAAAGATTTTAGGTATGGGGATGATGCTATTGATATGCTAAAGCCATCAAAGATACCTTTTTTGGAGGATCAGGCAGGCAAGAAAGACTGGTCGCAATCAAATAAGTGTGTTAGTTTCTTGGTTGATGCAGGAATTAGAAATCAAGCCATATTCTATGGTATCCAAGTTGACCAGAATAGTGGTACAGCAACTCTTGAATCATTAACCCAACAAGAGGCTTTAAGAAATAATGTATCAAATAGGGAGGTAACAACACAGAGTGTATCCTTATTTAACTTGTATAAGAACTTGAGTTATAAGTCAACAATTAACTGTCTGGGTAATGCGTTGATACAACCAACAATGTATTTCAATTTGGAACATGTTCCTATGTTTGGGGGCCCTTATTTTATTACAGAAGTTTCACATAACATTGCACCAGGTTCATTTGAAACAACATTTACAGGGGTTAGGCAAAGTATATATTCACCCCCTAGCACAGATACATATCTTACAAGTATTAATGAAAATTTATTAACAAAGATTGAAAGTAATTATTCAAAATCAATTGTTAATGAAAAAGATGAAAAGGCTACTGCAACAAATAGCACACAAACTAGTGATTCAAAACAAACAAATTCAAGTGTATGTGGGAAGTATTTATATGCGGATTATGCTAATTATGAACAAACAACAGAGGAATTAATAACTTATTCATCAGCCACACAAATTCATGCAGCAATAAATTCGTTGGTTCCAGATAAGAAAATGGCAGATAATATCTATCTAATTACTTATTTGGCATCTTATGATAAAGATGGATTCAAGGCAAATCACAATAATTTTGGAAATGTATGGTTAACCTATAATAGGGGTGATATTTCACTTTATAATGCACCTGATCAGTTATTTTATTGTGCAATAAGTGTTGAAAATAAAAAAATACAAACACCTTTTGCAATTTTTAAATCATTTGAGTTATATGTGCAATTTATGCAATCAGCCTTGACTGATTTTTCTAGTCTTTTTTCTGGTTTGGAAGGGTCAAGTTCTTTTACTGAATTATATATTACAGTTTGGCTATATGGTCAGAATTTTAGTAATGATGCAAACTTAGGTGCTAGAGTGAATTATGAAAGATTGTCTAAGGAAAATTTTTATGCTAAATTAGATAAGAAATTTGCAGATGCTAATGCATCATTAAAGGCTTTAACACCCCCAGCAGAAGTTACAGAAAGCCAAAAAGAATTATATGTTAGTGCAAGAAACAAGTCAGAGAAAACTAAATTAAGTAAGGTGTGTGAATATACCTACAATAATATTAAAGTAATTAGGAAACCAGCAGAACCAGAATATACTTTACCATATTCTCTTGATATGTTTTTTGAGGCAAAGAATCCAAAAGAATTGTTATATTTGGATGCAATGAATAAGACCATAGAAGATACGTTGGTAAGATTATATATATTAGATAGTGCACCAAAGGTAGTTGTTTCATCTTTTGATATTAAGGTTAAATCAGCAGATACATATAGTATATCTGTGAGTTTAAAGATAGATAAGGAAAGTAATAATTTGCCTTTTACTGGCTTTAAGTTTCTAGCAGAATCTGGGCAAACAGAAGCAATTACTTACAAAATAACTGAAAAAACTATTAGAGATTCAATTGAAGATAGTCCCAATTTTAGCAAGGGAAATCAAAAAGATGAAGAGAATGATATAATTGGGGATATCATTTCAAATGAAAACAAATTATTGAATATTAAATATTGGCGGACAAATTATACAAAATTAATTTTATACCCAAAATTGGAGTAAATTATTTTGATAATTTAAATTATTGGTATATTTATATGTAAAATAAAATAATATGATTGAAAATTTGAATAATTACTTAAAATCCACAAAAGAACAAACATTGGATGATGGTTCAAAAGAGGTTTGTGACCTAATCACAGGTGAGTGTTTTGTTGTTAGGGAAAAAGATGGTTTAATAGAAAGAACTGAAACTAAAACAGTAAATAGACAAGTTAAGGTTAAAACTCATGGGGGTATAAAAGAATTGTTAAATGATTAATAAAATGAAAATAGATCAGAAAATATTAGATGAAATTAATAGATACCATAATATAAATAGGTATATTACAGAGCAAGACGCACTTGCAGCACCTCCGGTTGACCCTATGGGGGCACCTCCAGTTGACCCTATGGCTGCTCCAATGCCTAATGCACCTACAACACCTCCGGGTGAAGTTTCGCCAATACCTCCAGGAGGGGGTGAAGACCCTTTAAGTGCTGCAAATCCAGAGCCAATAGATGTTGAGGCTGATGATGATGTTATGGCTATTGATGATGAAGGTGATAGCAAAGAAGAAGGGGATGATTCAGAAGAGTTAGATATCACAGATTTGGTTTCAAGTCAAAAAAATATGGAAACAAAACAAAATGAATATTTTGACAATTTGTTTTCTCAAATTAATAAGTTGGAAGAAAAGTTGGCAACTATGGATAGTATTTTTGATAAGTTGAATGCAATAGATTCTAAGGTTGAAAAATACAGGGAAAAAACTCCAGAAGAAAAACTTGAATTAAGGACATATGATTCTTATCCTTTTAATCAGAAGTTATCACAATTTTTTGATGACAAACAAGTTGATATGCAAAAGAGTGGAAAGAATGATTATGTTTTAACTACTGATGATGTGGCAAACATCAACCCTAATGAAATTAAGGATACTTTTTATACATCATCAAATGATGATGAAGATTATACTGATGAACAAAATTACAATGCTAGAATTTAAGTAATAAATATTTTTTTTAGAAAAAGGGGGTAACACCCCTTTTTTTTTCAGTAAAACTTACCTATTGTTGTAGAGTTAAAAAATTGTAAACAAAAACTATATAATATGTCGAATTTAGATGCCATAATGGCGCAGTATGAAAAAAACCAAAAAGGGGACTCCCAAAAATTATCACAAGAGGACAGAATGAAGCGTTATTTTACATTATTGTTAAATGACAAAGAAAGTACAGGGCAAAAAAGGATTAGAATTTTACCTACAGTAGATGGTTCATCTGTATTTAAGGAGGCATGGTTTCATGAATTACAAGTTGGTGGTTACTACCAAAAGATTTATGACCCAGCAGGAAATGACAATGAAGCATCCCCTTTGACTGACGTGTATAATGCACTTAAAGCAACAAAGAGAAAAGATGATGATGAGATGGCAAAAGATTATAAAGCCAAGTTATTCTATGTTGTTAAGGTGATTGACCGTGATAATCAACAAGATGGACCAAAATATTGGAGGTTCAAACACAATTACAAGAAAGATGGTATTCTTGACAAGATTATTCCAATCTTCAGAAACAAGGGGGATATATCTGATATGGATGCTGGAAGAGACTTGATTATTGAGTTAGTTAAGTCAAAAAGTCCTAAAGGTAAGGAATATACAAGTGTTTCAACAATTATGTATGATGATCCAACACCATTATCACAAGATGAAAATCTTGCAAAAAAATGGGCAACAGATGAATCAACATGGAGAGATGTTTATAGTAGAAAACCATTAGAATATCTTGAAGCAATTTCAAGAGGTGAATCCCCAAGATGGGATGAATCCCAGGGCAAATATGTGTATTTAAATACATCAAATTCTGAAGCCTCCTTTGGAGGGGCAACTGTTGCAAAAAACGCAATAGTTAAAGAAACAAATGTGGTTGTTGAGGATGACTACAATGATGATGATTTACCATTTTAATTAACCTAAAAGAGATTTTTTGCAAAAAGTACCATAAAAGAATGCTTTGTGCAAAAAATCTCTATTTTTAAATCAAAAAACATATGGCAGGAATAAAGAAAAAGGGTGCAGCAACTAGTGTTGATGCTATCAAGGAGAAGTTTTCAACAAAAACAAAGTATAAACCAGAGGATTATTATTCATGTGGTGATGCTTTTTATAATGCTTGTGGTGTTCCTGGGCCAGTAATGGGGGGTATTAGTATGTTCTTGGGACACTCTAATACAAGTAAGACAACTGCAATGATATTAGCCGCAGCAGATGCTCAAAAGAAGGGTCATTTACCTATATTCATTATTACAGAAAAGAAGTGGAATTGGGCACATGCTGTTGAATTGGGCTTGAATGCTGAACTTAATGATGATAATGAGTGGGATGGTGATTTCATATTTAATGATTCATTTGATTATATTGAGCAAATGACAGAGTTCATCAATGAGATATTGGATGCCCAAGAAAAAGGTGAATTACCATATTCTGTTCTGTTCTTGATTGATAGTATTGGATCAATACCTTGCAAGATGACTTATGATGGTAAGGGGGGTAAAATGCATAATGCGGCTGTTCTTGCTGATAAGATTGGAATGGGTTTGCATTCAAGGATTTCAAAATCAAAGAAAGAAGATTACCCCTATCATAACACAATGGTTGTTATTAACCAACCTTGGGTAGAGTTACCAGATTCACCATTTGGTCAGCCAACAATCAAGGCAAAAGGTGGTGAGGCATTATGGTTGGCATCATCATTAATATTCTTATTTGGAAATCAGAAGAATTCTGGTATTAACCATATTACAGCAACAAAGAATGGTAGAACTGTTTCTTATGCAATTAGAACAAAGGTGTCAATTTTAAAGAACCATGTGACTGGTATTGCATATAAAGATGGGAAGATATTGGCAGTTCCCCAAGGTTATTTACCGGATACAAAAGAATCCATTGAGAAATATAAAAAGGAATATTCTCAATACTGGAATGGTATTTTATCTGGGGAAGGGGATATCACTTTTTCTGAAAAGGAAGAAGAGGATGCAATAATTTTTGAATAATATGAAGAAAACCCTACTAATAGATGGAAACAATTTATTTACAATTGGTTTTCATGGCGTTCGTGAATTTTATTCTGAAGGCAAACATATTGGTGGGGTTTTCCATTTTCTAAATACAATTAGATTATTTCTTGATAAACATAATCATAATAAAGTTGTTGTATTTTGGGATGGGAATGACAACTCACTAATAAGAAAAAACATATACCCAAGATACAAGGAAAATCGTAGAATTTCTTTGGATGATTATAAGTATGAATCCTACCTTTACCAAAGGGAGAGGGTTAAAGATTATCTTGAAGAAGTTTTTGTAAGACAATGTGTTGTGGAGCAAAATGAGGCTGATGATTTGATTGCCCATTATACCCACATTGCAAAGGATGAGAATATGATTATTTTTTCTGGGGATAAGGATTTAACACAATTGATAACAGATAATGTTACATTATATTCTCCGGTTTCAAAAACATATTCCAAGAAAGGGGATTTAATTCATTTCAAAAACATTGATATTCCGCATAATAATGTTTATGTTTATAAAGTATTGATTGGTGATACATCTGACAACATTTATGGTATCACAAATTTTGGTGAGAAGAAATTGAAAACATTTTTTCCTAATTTTGATAAGAGGGATTACACTTTGGGTGAGGTATTGAATGAGGCAAAATTGTTGTTTGAGCAGAACAAAAGCAAGACTTTGAGTAATTTAATATCTGGTATTAGTAAATCTGGTTTGGTTGGGGATGAGTTTTTTGAGAAAACAGGAAAGATAATTGATTTAAGAAATCCGTTAATCACAGATGAAGGCAAAAATATGGTTTATGAGATTTACAATGAAAGGTTAGACCCAACAGACAGAAGTTATAAGAACTTATTAAAGTTAATGAGAGATGATGGTTTTTTCAAATTCTTACCAAAGAAAGACGATGCTTGGGTTGATTTTGTTAAACCATTTATGAAATTAAGTAGAAAAGAAAAAAAATTTTAACAACAAAAAAAAGTATTATGAGACAGAGTGATGTAACAAAGGTTGAATTCTTGCTAACATTGAACAACAACATTATTGTTCAGAGATTTTTAAACATTAAAAACATTAATCCAGATGCAAAGGATTCTTTAGAACTTTATGAATTTGTAAAGTATTTTTCAGAAGATTTGACACATTATTTGAAAATGAAGTCAATTGGGTATCTTATGGAAAACAAGGATAGTATTTTATACGACCCCTCAATTATGGAAACATCTTCCACAGATGAGCCTGAATTGTTTAATATTTATGTTAAAATTGGCGACCAGATTGTATCTCATAGAATTGTTGATGGAAAACAATATCCACCAAAAGTTAGATATACTGTTGATATTCGCCACTTCATTAAAGATTCATTAAAGGATTTGACAAATATTTTAATAAATGAAAATTTAACACATGAGTATTTAGAGAAAAATTTATTATCTAACCATTAATCTTTTTTTTATGTCAAAGAATTTTGATTACTTGGGTCAGACGTTCCAATTGCAGTTAATCAACCAGATTATATTAGATAAGGAATTTGCAAGAGCCATATTGGATTTTATTAAAATATCTTATTTTGAGAATAAGTATTTTAAGTTAATCATACAAATGATTAAGGAGTATCATAAAAAATATGATGCTGCCCCAAACTTTGAAACATTAAATATGATTGCCAAATCTGAAATATCACAAGAATTGGCTTTAAAAATTGTTATTGATACCATATCCAAAGTAAGTTCAGCACCACTTGATGGTGTTGAACTTGTCCAAGAAAAGGCACTTAAATTCTGCAAACAAGAGGAAGTTAAGATTGTTTTGGAAAAGGCACAGAAAGTTATTAATGAGGGTGATTTTGAATCTTATGACCAACTTGAGGAGTTGTTAAGATACGCCTTGCAAGTTGGGGTTAAAGAATCAAATGGTTTTGAAGTTTTCAATGATTTGATTGGTGTATTAGATGAGGATTATAGGCACCCCATACCAATGGGTGTGAAGGGTATAGACACTCTCTTAAAGGGGGGTTTAGCCAAGGGGGAGGTTGGTATTATATTTGCAGGCCCAGGTATTGGCAAATCAACCCTATTGACCTTGGTTGCAAATACTGCGTTCAATAACAATTATAATGTGTTGCATATCTTTTTTGAAGATAACCCAAAAATTATTCAGAGAAAGCATATTACCCTTTGGACAAAAATAGCCCCAGATGAATTACCTAACAATAAAGAAATAGTATTTGAAACGGTTAATAAAATAAAAGAGACCCACACAAATAAACTAATATTAAAGAAATTACCATCTGACACATTGACAATGAACCAAATAAAGAATCAAATAAGAAAGGTTATTGCTGATGGCATTAAACTTGACTTGGTTGTGTTGGACTATATTGATTGTGTTGTGCCTGATAGACAAGGTAATGATGATTGGAAAAACGAGGGATCTGTTATACGTCATTTTGAGGCTATGTGCCATGAGTTAAATATTGCTGGATGGCTTGGTACACAAGGAAATAGGTCTTCAATTTCTGCAAATGTGGTGACAAATGACCAGATGGGGGGTTCAATAAAGAAGGCACAAGTTGGGCATGTTATTATTAGTATTGCAAAAAGTCTTCAACAAAAGGAGATGAATTTGGCCACAGTTGCTATTACCAAATCAAGGATTGGAAAAGATGGTATAGTATTTGAGAATTGCAAGTTTGATAATGAAATGCTTGAAATTGATACAGATACAACTGCAACATTCCTTGGATTTGAAGAACAACAAGTTGAACGTAAGAAAGAAAGGATTAAGGAATTATTGGTTAAGAAAAATACTAATGATAATTTTTTGTAAAAAATTGATTTTGACATTAAAATTTGATACTTTTATCCTCTGGTTTTATATTTATCTTAACCATATAAAAAAAGGAATATGAAGAACATTTTTGAAAAGAGGGTAAATATTTTGCCTTATGAATATCCATCTTTATTAGCATATAAGGATGCTATAAGACATGCTTATTGGCTTGCAAGTGAGTTTAACTTTACAAGTGATATTGATGACTATAGGACAAAAATAACAAATGAAGAACGTGAAGTTATTAAAAGAACTATGTTGGCTATTGCACAAATTGAGGTGAATGTCAAAACATTCTGGGCCGACTTATACAAGAGAATGCCTATAACTGAAATTGGTGATGTTGGTATGACATTCTCCGAAAGCGAAGTTCGTCACAAGGATGCTTATGCACAATTATTACGAATTCTTGGATTAGAAGATGAGTTTAAATCAGTTATTGAAATCCCCGCCATAAAGAATAGAATTAGATATCTATCAAAATATTTGGATGGAACAAGGAGTAAGGAGAATAAGATGTACACAAAGTCTATATTGTTGTTCTCATTATTTATTGAACACGTGAGTTTATTTAGCCAGTTTTTGATTATGATGTCCTTTAACAAGGAGAAAAATCTATTCAAGGGTATTTCAAATGTGGTTGAGGCAACCTCAAAGGAGGAAGAAATTCATGGCAATTTTGGATCAGAACTTATCAATATTATCAAGGAAGAAAACCCAGAATGGTTTGATGCTGAATTTGAGGAATTGATTGTTTCTGCTTGTCATAAAGCGTATGCTGCTGAATGTGGAATATTGGATTGGATATTTGAGAATGGTGAATTAAGTTTCTTGTCAAAAGACACAATTAAACATTTCATTCAGAATAGATTTAACAACTCATTAAGTAGAATTGGCATGAAGCCAGTATTTGAGGTTGATTTTACAGAGATTGAGAAGACATTATGGTTTGATGTCGAGATTTTATCAACAAAGGAGGGGGATTTCTTCTATAAAAAATCGGTGGATTACAATAAAAAAAGTAAGAGTATAACAGAAGATGATTTATTTTAAAAACAAATATAATGAATAAAGAAAAATATTATTGGTTAAATGATGAGAGTAGGCTTTTCTTATCAAGGGGGTATATAAATGAGACCCCCGAGCAAAGGATTAAAGATATTGCAAATAAAGCAGAAGAATATTTAAAAATTGATGGGTTTGCTGTTAAGTTTGAGGAATATATGGCAAGGGGATTTTATAGCCTTTCTACACCAGTATGGATTAATTTTGGCAAAGAGAAGGGTTTACCCATATCTTGTTATGGATCCAATATTGATGACACATTAGATAGCATTTTAAATGCTGGAAGAGAGATTGGGATGATGTCAAAATATGGTGGTGGAACTAGTGCTTATTTAGGTAATATTAGAGCAAGAGGTAGCAAAATATCAACAGGTGGGACTGCTGATGGACCTGTGCATTATGCAAGGGTGTATGACACAGTTGTTGATGTATGCAAACAATCAGAGGCAAGAAGGGGTGCATGTGCAGTTTGGTTGCCAGTTGAACATGAGGATATTATGGAGTTTCTTGATATTGGATCAGAGGGCAATCCAATCCAGAATTTACAATATGGTGTTACTGTTTCAGATAATTGGATTAATGATATGAAGGGGGGTGACCCAAGCAAGAGAAAAATCTGGGCAAAGATTATTCAAAGACGTAATGAGTTTGGGTTTCCATATATTATGTTCAAGGATAACTCAAACAACAATACCCCATATAAAGAGTTGGGTATGGAGATAACTGCAAGTAACTTGTGCTCCGAGATTCAATTGCCAACAGATTCATTAAACTCATTTGTTTGTTGTTTAGGTTCATTAAATTTACTTCATTGGGATGAGATAATTGAGACTGATGCAATTGAGGTTTATACTATGTTCTTAAATGCAGTTATGGATGAATTTATATTGAAGTCAGGTAAAATGGCTGGTATGAAAAGGGCTAATAGATTTGCATCACAACATAGAGCAATTGGGTTGGGTGTTTTGGGGTATCATTCATTATTCCAATCAAAATTAATTCAATTTGAATCTTTGATGGCAAAGCAATTAAATCATCAAATATTTAAAACAATTAAAGAAAAATCTGAATTGGCTTCAAAATATTTATATGAAGAGAAGGGATATGAATGTTTAAGAGAAGGTTATGCCAACACAACATTAATTGCTATTGCCCCAACCAAGTCAAGTTCTTTTATTCTGGGACAAGTAAGTATGGGTATTGAGCCAATCAAATCAAATTATTTTATTAAAGATTTGGCAAAATCAAAAACAATTTATAAGAATCCATTTTTGGAAATTGAATTGGATAAGTATGGTTTAAATACACCAGAAACCTGGGAAAGCATTTTAAAGAAAGATGGATCGGTTCAGCATTTGGATTTTCCCACAAAAGAGGTGTTTAAATCATTTATTGAAATATCACCAAAAGAATTGATATTACAAGCAGCACAGAGGCAAAAATTTATTGACCAATCACAGTCATTAAATTTGATGATACACCCATCAGTTCCAGCAAAGGATATAAATCAATTATATCTATATGCACATGAAGAGGGGGTTAAGACGCTTTACTATCAGTTTAGCCAGAGTTCAGCACAATCATTTGCAAGAAATATTAATGAGTGTGTTAGTTGTGAATCTTAGATTTGATACAATTTGTTAAATAAAAAACCCCCAACCTATTAATTTAGAATTGGGGGTTTTTATCTTTTTTATTTTCCACTCAATGTATCATAAATACTTTCAAGTTTTTTTACATCAGCTTCACTAAATGCAAAATTACTATTATCAAATTTATCTTTCATTGTTGAAAGTTTATCTGTGATTTTTTTAATCATAGATAGTGCTTTTTTGCCAGTTTTTGCTTTACCTTCTTTATGGTAGTCCATAAAGTGACCTTCACTTCCTTTTTCTTCAACAATTCTTGCAATTAATTTAGTTAAATCAGCTTCTGATAATTTTATTGTTTTCATATTTTTTTTTATATAAATATACAATAAATTAAAATAGTTTACAAATTTGTGAAAAAGATATATTTATATTTAAATGAGTTATAATGGCTGAAGGTTTTACATATGGTGTTGATTTCCCCTTTGATACATCACTTAGGGGTGATGCCTTAAAGATGACAGAAACTGCTTCAGATGAGATTAGAGCATCTTTATTGCATTTGTTATTAACAAGAAAAGGTAGCAGATATTATTTACCAGATTTTGGGACAAGATTATATGAATTTCTATTTGAACCATTGGATGTTGTTTCATTTGATGTGATTGAAAATGATATTAGGGATTCTGTTGCAAAGTATATACCAAATTTGGTTATCAACAAGATAATCATTGAGCCTTTGGATCAGAATGAGGAGGTTCAAGGGAACAGATTGAGTGTGGATGATGTTGGGTTATCATCAAGGGATAAGGTTTATCGTTCGCCTGGTAATGGCACATATCAAAATACAGCAAAAATAAAAATAGAATACACTACAAATAACAATAGTTTTTCAGGTAGTGAATTTGTCGTAATAAATATATAATATGTCAGATAGAAAAATATCATATGGTGTTAGGGATTTTCAGAGCATAAGAACTGAATTATTAAATTATGTTAGGACATATTACCCTGACTTGATTAATGATTTTAATGATGCTTCCATATTTTCAGTATTCCTTGATTTGAATGCAGCAGTTGCTGACAATTTGCATTATCATATTGATAGGAGTTTGCAAGAAACAGTTTTGCAATATGCACAACAAAAATCATCCATATATAATATAGCAAGAACATATGGACTAAAAATACCAGGACAAAGACCTTCATTGACCTTATGTGATTTTTCAATAGTTGTCCCCCCATTTGGAGATAAGCCAGATGCAAGATATGCTGGTATCCTTGAGAGAGGTGCACAAGTCTTGGGTAATGGGGTTATTTTTGAAAGCATAAATGATATTGATTTTTCATCAGATTATGATGGTCAAGGTCTTCCAAATAGGACAGTTATACCAAA